CTTTTGCACCAGCCATCATAAACTTAATGCCTTCTTCTAATGTTTCACATTTTTGAGATACTTTTATCATAGTGTTTCCTCCTTTATAATTATGATGTATGATTCCCGTAAGAATATTGTCTTGTTATTGGTGTATACCATTCTGATTTATAACCGAATCTATTAATCTTTCTAGGTCCTCTAATCATAAAATCCCAATGTTTTAAGAATTTACTATTACAAACTTTTTTGATAAAGTCTTTTCTAGCACTTTTTAAAGATTTGTAAGGACCAAACGTATCTGTATGATCAGCAAGTTTAGGTATACCGTCTTCATTATCCATCATATGTAATTCTGAAATATAATACATTATTTTTCCTCCGAATATAGTGTTTGTGAGTATAGGGCAAGCATATAACTTGTAATTCCTAAGATTGTAGCAGAACCAGCAAGTAAATACTGATCTGTTTCTATGGCACCGACAGCAGAGAACATAGAAATTGTTCCCACAGACGCCATTATTATTGTCATATATTCTAATATTTTTTTCATAATGTTTTTCTCCGTTTTTTTGTTGTTCATACATACAATATACCGTATTTTGTCAAGTTTCTCAAGCAAAAAATGGATAAAATTGTCCGATTCTTTCGTAGCTAGTCGGTATTCTGGCGTGTATAGAACAAAAGACGAACAAAAACCCTTATAAATAGTCAAAAAAACACTAAAAATTGAGGAAATTATGGCAAAAATGAGAAAATTCCTGTTCTGGAACGAATCAGGTGACGAAAAAGAAAAAGAAGCGATGAGTTTAAAGAAAGCAGTAATGTCAGTACAAGGGGATTACAAGGATAAAGTTATTGGCGTTGAATATGTTAGTAAAAAAGGTAAAAATATCTCTACATCAATAAATATACCATTAGGTAGAAAAATTAGGCAGTCAATAATCATAGAACAAAGAAGATTAGCTAAAAAAGCCGCATTAGAAGCAAGACAAAGAAGATAAAACTATGCCAGCAATAAGTAGAAAAGGTGATTCACTATCAACAGGTCATATTTGTGTAGCAACAACTACTTTAGATACACCAGGACAAACAACCGTTAGGGCAAATAGTATTTTAATTGCAAGAATAGGCGATCCTACCGTTGCACACCCTAATCCACCTAATCCACCTTGTCCTAATCATGTTGCAACCGTTAATGCTGGTTCATCAACCGTTAGAGTAGTCGGAATATCGGTAGCAAGAATAGGTGATAGTGCTGACGCAGGTGCTATGACTAGCGGTTCTTCAAATGTATTCGCTGGATAGATATAAATAGTTGTATGGCTTATACAGACGCTCAAGGTACAAATAATTCTAGCAGGTCAAATAAAACTTATTCAGACCTTAACTTGAATTTTACTAAAAATCCTGCAACTAATGATGTTGCTAGATTAACAGATATTGAGGCAGTCAAAAGAGCAGTTCGTAATTTGGTTTTAACTAATCAGTTTGAGAGACCTTTTCATCCAGAGATAGGTACTTCAATAAGAGATTTATTATTTGAAACTATAACACCTTTGAACGCTGTTCTATTAGAAGATAGAATTAGAGAAGTAATTGTAAACTTTGAACCGAGAGCAGAGTTAACAGGTATACAAGTTTTTGATGAGATAGATAATAACCAATATAGAGTTATAATAAACTTTAGGGTAATCAATTCTTCAGAGGGTGTTACCATAACAGAATTTTTACAAAGGCTAAGATAAGATGGCAACTAAATTAGAAATATCACAATTAAATTTTGACGCTATAAAATCAAACTTAAAGCAGTTTCTTTCAAATCAAAATCAATTTAAAGATTATGATTTTGAAGGTTCAGGTATGGCTGTTCTTTTAGATTTATTAGCATACAATACACATTATTTGGCATACAATGCTAATATAGCTGCTAACGAAATGTTTATAGACACAGCTGATTTAAGACCAAGTATTGTGTCATTAGCAAAAGCATTAGGTTATACTCCTAATTCAGTAAGGTCACCAATAGCTGATATTAATGTTGTAGTAAATGGCGCAACAGGTGCCACATTGACAATGAACGCAGGTACACAATTTACAACAACCGTAGATGGTACTAATTATAATTTTGTAACCATAGGTTCAAATATAATTTCACCGATTGATGGTGTTTACACATTTTCTAATTTAAAAATTTACGAAGGTACATATGTTACCTATAACTATACAGCAGATACAACAGACATTGATCAAAAGTTTTTAATTCAATCTGAAAATGCTGATACAACAACTCTAAGTGTACAAGTACAAAATAGTGCTTCAGACACAACTACAAACACATATACTAAGGCAACTTCAATTACAGAGTTAGATAGTGATTCAAAAGTTTACTTCTTACAAGAAAGTGATGATGGTAAGTTTGAAGTTTATTTTGGTGATGGTGTTGTAGGTAAGGCTATAGAAGATGGTAATATAATTATTCTAAAATATGTTGTCACAAATAAAACAGCTGCAAATGGTGCCACTACTTTTTCACTATCAGGTAATATTGGTGGTAATACAAATGTCACTATAACCGTTAACTCAAATGCAGCTAATGGTTCAGAGGCAGAATCAAAAGAAAGTATAAAATTTAAAGCACCTAAATCATATGCAGCTCAAGATCGTGCTGTGACGGTTAATGATTATAAAGTTAAGGTCGAAGAAATTTATGCCAATGCTAGTTCAGTAAGTGCTTGGGGTGGTGAAGATAACGAAACACCTTTTTATGGTCGTGTTTATATCGCTATCAAAGCAGCTTCAGGTTCTACATTAACTGATACAACTAAAGATGATATAGTCACGCAACTTAAAAAGTTTTCTGTTGCTTCGGTAACACCAGTTATTGTTGATCCAGAAACTACAAATGTATTGTTAACATCTACAATTAATTATGATGAAAAACAAACTACTAAAACATCAGCAGAAATTAAAACTTTAATTACAAATGCGATTACAAGTTATAACACAAATACGCTACAAAAATTTGATAGTGTTTTAAGATATTCAAAATTATTAGAAACTATTGATGACGCTGATACTTCAATACTTTCAAACATAACAACTTTAAAATTAAGAAAATCTTTTACACCTACATTAAGCACTTCAACAAATTATACGATAAACTTTTCAAACGCATTATATAATCCACACTCTGGTCACAATACTTCTTCTGGAGGTATTTTAACTTCAACTGGTTTTAAAGTGTCAGGCGATAGTAATGTTTATTTCTTTGATGATGATGGTGAAGGTAATGTAAGAAGATATTATCTAGTAGGTTCAGTTAGAACATATGTGGACAACACAGCAGGTACTATAACTTATTCAAGTGGTGCTGTAGCAATTAATGCTTTAACAATGGCAAGTATAGAAAATATTAGAGGTGCAGCTTCTACCGTTATAGAGTTAACGGTTACACCTAACTCAAATGACATTGTTCCTGTAAGGGCACAAGTTATTGACATGGATGTAGCAAATAGCAACTTTACCGTTCAGGCAGATACACTAGTTGGTGGTTCTGCAAATGCTGGTATTGGTTATTCAACAACTTCTAGTTATTAAAAACAATGGCAAAGTTTGATGATAAAATCTCAAATCTTATAAAACATCAAGGACCTGATTTTGTCCTTGACGATCATCCCTATTTTTTAGAATTTGTAAAATCATATTACACATTTATGGAATCAGCAGAGTTAACGCTGACTAACATAGGCGATCCAGATGTAATACAATTAGAAACTCAAACAGGTATCGTTAGTGTATTACAATTAGATGGTAGTAATCAACAAGGATTAGATAGTGGTGATAATCTATTGTTAGAAGATACAAGTTATGGTGACTTTCAAAATTTAGAGACCATAACAGGACAGACATCTGGTGCAACTGCAACCGTTTTAGTAGAAGATATAGACAATAATTCTAAACTATACATATCAGCACAAAATAAATTTGTAGAGGGTGAATTAATTGTTGGTGCAACTTCAGGTGCTGAAGCTACAATATCAACTTATAGAGCAAACCCAGTTCAAAACATTCAACAACTTTTAGACTATCCTGATCCTGATAAAACTATACAAGGTTTTTTAACAAAATTTAGAAACTCTTTTTTACAATCTATACCTGATAAACTAGATGGTAGTGTTGATAAAAGAAAATTAATTAAAAATATAAAATCATTATACAGAGCAAAAGGTACAAAAAGAGCTACAGAGGTATTCTTTAAATTATTATTCAATGAAAATGCTGAAGTGACATTGCCTAAAGAACAGATGATAAGAGTATCAGATGGTAAGTTTGATACACAACAAGTTTTAAGATGTACAGAGGTAGGAACCTCAGACGCTTCTAATCTTATAGGTCAAACAATAACACAAGCAAATGTGGCTGGCAATGGTAGTATTAATGAGGCAACTGCAATAGTAGAAAATGTATTTAAGTTTGGTATCGCTGGTGAAACAATTGTAGAAATGATTTTAAATGAAGATAGTATCAATGGTACATTTGTAGTAGATCAAAATATAACAGGTACAGACAATACCGATGAAGATGTTTTAGTGACTGCTACATTAACTGGTATTATAACAACTAAATCTATAAACAATGATGGTGGTGGTTATTCTTCTGGTGATGTTGTTGCAATTTCAGGTGGTGGTACTGGCGCAAGTATTCAAGTTGATACCATAGGTTCAGGAAGTATAGAAGAAATTTTAGTAGATAGTGTGGGTAGTGGTTATGAAATAGGTGATGTAGTAAATTTTAGTACAGGTAATGCTAGTGCAAAAGTTTCAGTAGTAAATGGTGGTATCGCACCAGAGGCTAACACAACAGGAATGGATGCAACAGATCATATAGTTTTAGAAGATGAAACTACAAGAGGTGATCCATACACAGGTAATAAGATTGTACAAGAAGCAGGTTCAGGTAATGAAGATATAACAGACATTAGAATTATAGACGCAGGTAATGGTTATACATCTTTACCAACATTAACAATAACATCTTCTTCTGGTTCAAGTGCAACAATAAAAGCATATGGTGCTGAGATAGGAAGAATACTAAGTTTAAAAACTATTGAACAAGGTTTCGGACATGAAGATAGTCCTAGTCCACCTACTTTAACTTTACCATTGCATATGTTAGTGACTGGTGCAAGTGGTAACTTTACAGTTGGTCATACCGTATCTGCAACAGGTTCAGATGGCTCAACATCAATCACAGCAACAATAAGTGCTTGGGATACAAATACAAATATTTTAACATTAACAAGTGTAAGTGGTGAGTTTGGCACAGATGTCACAATAACAAGCTCAGGTAGTGTGACAGCGACAATTAAAAAACACGATCAGGCAACCGCTACTGCAACAGTAGGCGTAGTTGCAACAACAGATGGTGAGTTTATAAATCAGGATGGCCACGTATCAGAAACTACAATGAGAATACAAGATAGTTTAGTCTATCAGGATTATTCTTATATCATAAAAGTAGGTCGTTCAATTAATGACTGGAGAGACTCATATTCATCTACTTTACACACAGCTGGTTTCTACTTTCAAGGTGAGGTTAACATACAATCACAACTTGATCTAAAATTAAGAAATGTGACTGGATTAAATACTGGTGTATTAGAAGTAATACAAGGAGTTGTCAAAACAATATTTACTACATTATTTGGTAGAAGGTTGGGAACAACAAGTGATGGTACATCTCTAAGGGCAAATCCATTAGTAGGCGTAGATCCTGATTTCAATTTCAGTACAACGCCACCTCAATTAAATGCTACGACTAGAGATGTGACTTTAAATGCAGCCTATACAATCAAGTTTAGAACAGGTGGTAGTAAAACTATCGAAGGTGTAGAGTGTAAAAGAGGTTATCTATATTCAGGTTATTCATATAGAACAATCAATAGAGAGGCATTTAGAACCTTTAGTGATGGTATACATATTGCATTAGAAGAAGGTATCGGATCAGGTCATCTAGTAGAGGAAACTGACGGTGATAATATGTTATATGAAGATAATGATATAAAAGGATTAACAATAGCAGAATTAAATAAACTAAAAATCATAGGAACAGGCACTTCATTAGATGGTGATACTGCTCTTATGCAAATGACACAATCAGACGATACAAGGAGTTTTAAAACAAGTCTGGCAATTCCATCTCATATCACGGTAACACCAACATAAGAGTAGAATTGCGTTATAAATATAAGTAAAGGAAGACAATTATGCCAGCAATAGTAACCAATAAATTTAGAATACACAATTCTGAACAATTTTCTGAATCTTTTTCAGAGTCAGGTGCAAATGTGTATTATATGTTGTTAGGAAGACCACAGGCTTTCGCAACATCAACAAGAGGTGATAGTAGAACAGATAACGAAGGTTCTGATAGTGCACCTTTAACACCAGCAGACGCAATAGAAACAGAATTTTTTACTTTTGATGACGCAATAGCGGCTAAAAAAGTAACCAGTTCAGATACTTCATTCGTAATACCAAGAAGAAACTGGACAACAGGAACAACTTACGATTATTACAGACCAGATTATGGTAGAAGAGTCACAGGTGGTACAACCACTCAGGCTGCAAACTCTGGCGCAACTAATCTATTTGACTCAACATTTTATGTTATGTCTTCAGCATTCAATGTTTACAAATGTTTAGACAATGATGGTAATACAGCTTCAACAGTTGAACCTACTGGTACTTCAACATCAATTTTAACAACTGGAGATGGATACAAGTGGAAATATATGTACACTTTATCTGCTTCACAACAAGCAAACTTTTTATCAACAGACTTTATGGCAGTCGCAACTAACTCAACTGTAGCTGCAGCCGCTGTAGATGGTGCTGTTAATATCGCAAAGATTAAAACTGCAGGTTCTGGTGGTTCAAACGGTACTCACACAGGCGTTGCAATCAGAGGAGATGGTTCTTCTGGTGTCGCAAGTGTAACCGTAGCAGGTGGTGCTGTGACAGCAGTGACTATCACAACTCCAGGTACTGGATATACTTTTGCATACATTAGAAATGCTGATATTGTATCAGCAGGTGCTACAAGTTTAAGTGGCGCTGAGATAGACGTAATAGTTGAACCAAAAGGTGGTCATGGTAAGAACGCAATCAAAGAGTTAGGTGGATTCTTCGTAATGTTGAATACATCATTTGAAGGTGTTGAATCAGGATCAGGTTCAGACGTTTCAGCTGCAAATGATTTTAGAAGAGTCGCATTATTAAGAGATCCAACTTCAGGTGGATCAGCGGCGTCTGCAACAACTTTAAGAGCAACAAAAGCAATTAGATTTGCTGCTTC